ATCGACTGGGACATTGTGGAGGCTAGTGACATGACAGAAGGCGCACAGCAGCTGGCTTGTGTGTCTGGAGTGTGCGAGGTTTGAACCAGAGGGGGCCTTATGGCCCCTGTTGTTCGTCCTGATTAGCAGCAGTAAACACAGGCTGTGCTACCACTCCTCCCGCTCCTGTCAACATGCCTCTCTGCCTCTGTCTTTCTAGGTTTACTGCCTGTTCACTTGGTTTTGCTCGTGCAATGTCCCCAAGTGCTTTACGGACGTTGATAACCTTTTTGTCCTTATCGACAGGCGCTTTGTTTGTAACAGAAGAACCATCCAGGAAGTTCTTAAACACAGGAGGTGAAACAGCCAGAAGAGAGTTAGGTAGTGTTCTGTCAATTACTGCTTTTACTGGTTTTACTTTCTCAAAGAAATCGTGAACGTCTGACATAATGAAAGCAGCAGTACCGTCTGGCCTGACAAAACCTGATACGTTAATACCACCCTCAACGATTGCAGAGCCTACTGCACCCCCTTGAAAGTAAAGTCTTCCTCCTGGGCCTTCTCCAACAACCTTTAAACCTTGTTTTTGCAACTCGTTTTTAAGAGCTTCTTGTGTAGTTTCTTTGTTTCCTAATGCTTCAAAAGCTCTTTGTATTTTAGCAGCAGGAGGAACGGGTTTTCCTTTTTTAACTTTTGTGTTGGTTACGTCAAACTGGTGGTTTCCAGAAGTCAGTGGTTTAGAAGGTTCCTTCATGACAACGATAGCAGGAACACCTGCGTCCCCAAAAGACTCTTTTTGAGCATTCAGGATAACTCTTTCTAAAGTAGACGCAACATCAGAAGACAGGGTTACGTTGTGTTTATCGCTTTTGGCCCTATTGTGTTTCACAAACCAATCTGATAGCGTACCAGTATCGTACTTGTTGTAAGGCTCTAGAAAAGATTCCTTAGCAATCTCTTGCAGCCCTTTGTTTAGACCGCCTTCTCTACCGCCTTGTTGCCCTATGTGTAGCTGATAGATAGCTTCTGCAACAGCTTTTGGTACGCCTCTAGAGGGTAGTTTACTTGCTAACTCCTGTATCTCTTCATTTACTTTCTGATGTTCAGGAGTAAGTCGGCCTTTGTCTTTTGGCAATTCTCGATACTTTTGTTTTAGAGACTCCAGATCTTCCAATATCTTTCGACCTTCTTTAGTCTTTATCAGTTTGCTTCCTATCAGATGGGATTTTATGATGTCCTGCCCTGTTCTGGAAAGCCCTTGTTCTCTAAATAAAGCACGAGCTTCTGGGCTAAAGAAGTCCCTAATAATGTTTTTACCGCCTTCACCAGCAAACTTAAGCATGGCGGTTCCTCTGGATACCGCTGATCGAGTAGCTTTAGTGCTTTCAAAAGGCTGTCCAGCTTCTAGCTCCAGTTTTGCTCTTGCTTTTTCTCCTATGTTCATTCTGTTAGCTAGAGAAGAAGGATCAAAAATCTGACTCTCTACTCTTTGTTCTAAAGGATTCAAAGGTGCTGAAGCTCCTGGCATGTTCTGCAGAGGAGTAGTAGCAGATACTTCTTGACGGCCATAGAAGTTAGGTATGTAGTTGTCTTGTGGTGCAAGAAACATCCCACCGCCGGACTGAGGACCAGTCAGACGATCCATGGCTTGCCCAGCTGTCCTGGCTGACCTAGCACCAGCCACTGCTTTACCAGCCGGAGTAAACTCAGACACATTGATAAGTGCCTCAAGGTTCTGTGCAGTCCTTGGGTTTTCTTGTAAGTAGGACATTGCTTGCTGTCCAAGTTCTGTCTCAGCAGCATACTGAAGGGCTTCGCCTATAGTTTCCTGCAGGGTTTCGTACCCAGGGAGCATAGAGAAAGCAGAGTCTAAGATATAGCTAGGCACTGTAGCAACGCTTCCTGCCTGTCTCAGGACTCTTTCTCCCTGTGTTATTTCTCCTGCATCAGCAGCAGTTTGGGCCTCTTGTACGCCTTCTGCTGCTCTCTGGTAGGCTCCATAAACTCCTTTTAACCCCAGAACCGCTCTATCGTACCAGTTGCTCATTGTTTCCCTCTTCGGCTTCTGCAATCAACTGCTCAGCAGCTGCTTTAAATGCTGCGTACACAATAGGTCTTTGCAGCAAAAGCGACTTCTTAGTTTTAGGGTCTTTTGTTCTCTTAAGTCCTTTGTCAATTTCGTTCATTATGTCTGTTAAAGCGTAGCTGACTTTTGCTCTGATCTTTCCAGGACCAGGGCGTTTCATAAAACGCTTTAAGATAACAACAGGAGACGCAGCAACACCAATACCTAAAGTTGCAGCAGCGTTGATTATCTGGCTTGTCGCAGTTTCACCCACAAGTTTATCTAAACCAAGCTCTTGAATATAACGGCCAACAGCTGTTTTGGACTCTTCTGCTGCTTTCAAAGCAATATTGTCCTGTACGCTGAGAACTCTAGACTGTCTCTTGAGAATTTCTTCTGCTTCAGGGACACGATCAAACAAAGTTTTGTTTACTGCGTTTCTGAGGATCTTTGCAGAAAGCACAGAAGCAGTCAAACTTGCGCTGCCTACGTCTACGCCCATACGTCTCATTTTGTCATCAAAACTTCTTCTTGCCGTTAAGAAGCCTTCAGCGGTATTGCCCTGTTGTTTAATCTCTGACAGCATTTGTTCGTAAAACTTATTGAATTTCTTAGAAGCTGCTTTGTCTGCAAAAGCGGCAGGATTTGCTGCCCTAATTGTCCTAAACTCTTCTTCCAGAATTTGTCTAAAGGTTGTCATGTCAACAGGCTGTTTTCTTCTGCGAGCTATTGCAAACAAACCTCTGTCAAGCTTATCTAAGTAGTTAGTTGTCTGATTCAGATTCTGTTGTAGGGTTTTGTTACCGGATACTCCTGCTTTTTTCAACTCGTCAACAACCTGTAGCTGTTCTTCTGTTGCTAGTTGTTGTTGTTCTCTCAGAGGTCCTCTAGGTTCAGTTGTTAATTTAGCTTGTTCTATACTTTTCTTCTTGTTAGAAAAAGCAATATTGTACACATCTTTGTCAATACCAGCAAGAGGACTTGTTGTCTTTCTCATTCCTATTGTTGTTATCTTAGCTGGCCTAAGATCTGGGGAATAGTTAGGCAAAAGGGTTTTTGGCAGCCCTGCTTGCATTTCAAAGAAAGCCTTAAAGTTTGCAGCCTCGTTTGGGTACATCTGTTCGTACTCTTTCCAAGACTCACTGCCTTCTGCTAGAGCAGACATGGCAATCTGACCTGCGTTTGTCTGAAGAACTCCATTAAGAAACTCAAGGGCACCCTTCTGAGTGTCTTCAGGTAAAATACTAAAGGCTTCTTCTGCTCCTACTGTAATTGCATTAGCAGCAATGTCAAAACCCAAAGAGATAGGGTTTCCTAAAGTCTGTAGCAAGACAGAAGGAAGGTCTGTGCCTCTTGAGTAGTCAGGAGTAGTTTCCATTGACGGAAGCTGCCCCATACCCTGTATACTTTCTTGTATTCTTCCCCCGATTGCTTGTTGTCTTTCTGCAAACCTTTGTACAGGCTGTGTAAAAATCCTGTCTAAAGCACTAGGGCCTTCGTCTGGTTGTACAGGAAGATTCCTGAGAACAACTGCGTTTTCTTCTTTTGCTCTTTGGAATGCTTCGGCAAGGTTTACTTCTTTATCTTTGTCTTCTGTATCAGCAGGGTTAATACCAAAGGCCCTGTTAAAAGCTTCTCTGTTGTCCATTTCGATACCTTTAAATATCTGTCTTGACAAATTGTCCATTTTTCAGGACATAAACATCTCCGTCTTGTCCAAAAGGAGCATAGAAAACAGTACCAGTTTGTGGATCTTTAGCGTATCCTGCTGCTCTGTAGTCCGGTCTATTCCAGTCTACTTGGTCAACAGGTAAAACACCCGACGCTGCTTTTAATGCAGAATCCACATGGTTATATACTTTAGTCAAAGACCTAATTTGAGCGTCTTCTGACATACCCACATCTAAAGACGCTATCTCTGACTGAAGGGCGTCTAGTTCTAAGTTAGACACCTGGCCTAAACCTGTAGAGCCAGTAGCAGAAAGTCTTTTTAAACTTGCTATTTGGTCTAGACCCAGGGTTGACTTTAAGGATCTAATCATAGCAGCCCTGTCGTACGCATCTGATCCTGCTAAAAACTGAGCAGAAATCTTACCCGTTAAACCAGAGGCTTGGTACTCAGGACCCATTAGAGTTGTAATGTCTTCTTTTGTTCTAACAAGTTGTGCAATACGAGCCAAATTAGCTTCCTGGTCTTTAAGATCAGTTGCTTTTTGTTCTGGCGTGTATTCATTAATTTTAACGCCGTCCTTAAACACGTACAAAGTACCGTCTACTTCTCTTATGTCAATCTTTGGTTTTGGAGCCGCTTTGGGTTCAGCTGGCTTAAAAGGTCTTTCGTACAGAACCTCACCAGACGGTGAAACTAAAGCTCCTCCTGCTGAAATAGACACGGGTTTTGCTGGCTCAGGTATTGCGCTAAGCATTGCTTCATAAATCTGATTAGCCCTGTCTACAGGAATGCTGTAGGCGTTTGCAATTCTAAAAAAACCTTCTCGTCCATTAGCACTTCTCAGGTCCATACCTCTAGCATTAGCGTATCTCATTAACGCTTGTTCGCCTCTAGCCAAATCAGCTTTTTGTTTTTGCTCTTGTTGAGCCGCTTGACGCTGCTTCATCTGCCCAGGAACACCACCAATAGCTTGACCTAAGCCAAACAAGCTTTCGGCCATCTGAGGACGACCTAAGCTAGACAAGAACCCTTGTGAAAATGTAGCCATTATGTTCTCCTATTAACTGCCAGTCAGTAAGCCACCAAGGGCTGCAGTTGCGATGTTTGATCCAAAGCCGCCAGCCAAGTTAGCCTGACCCAAGCCTGCTTGTAACAGAGCCTCAAGGCCAGAAGCGTACGTTTGTCCGTACGTTTGTGCCTGTTGTGCTTGCGCTTGACGCTGACGTTCAGCAGCAGTCATGCCGGGCTGCAGTGCGTTCAGAAGCTGAGCTTGTGGTACGTACCCAGCAGCCATCATGCTCTGAAGATTAGCAAGGTCAGCCGCTTGTAACTGAGAAGGCAAGCCAGCAGCAGTTCTAGAGATGTCAAAAAGACCACTAGCCATGCCAAGCTGCCCTTGTTGCAACGCTTGTTGGGCCTGGGCAGAAGAAATGTCTGCTCCTTGTAAACCCAGTAGTTGTTGTAGTCTTTGAGCTTCTAACCCAGCGCCTGCTTGTGTACCTGCGAGTCCTAACTGACTCAAGCCCATGCCTCTCTGGAGAGCCTGTGACTCTAAACCAGAGGACGCTTGTGCCAACTCTCCTGCTAAACCTGCCGACTGTGCAGCACGTCCCAAACCTTGGCTTTGCAGTACAGACTGAATCTGTTCTGCTGACAACCCAAGTTGTGACAGCTGTGCAGCCCTTTGTTGTGCAGCAGACTGTAGCTGTGAAGAAGCACCCGCAAGCTGACCAGTTTGACCAGCAAGACCCATCGCTTGTTGGTACGCTTGTTGCTGCTCTGTACCAGCCTGTTGTATAGCCGACAGTGCTGCTTGGTTCTGAGCTTCTTCCTGAGCCTTAGCCAAAGCAAACTGCTCAGGTGTACCACCAAACTGTGCCGTACGTACGCCTAAGCGTCCCTGAGAGGCTAATCGTTGTTCCTGTGCTAAACGCTGGCGTTCTTCTTCAGGCGTTTGTGTGGCTCTGATTCTTTGGTAAATTTCTTGTTCACGGTCACCACGGGGCTGCATCATGCCAGCTGCTGCTTCACCAGCAAGCCCAGCGTACTGCTGTCTCAGCTGTTCGATGTCCTGAGGTGCGCCTGCGCCAAGACCCTGGGCACCTAAACCCAACGCTTGTTGTGCTAAGTTACCGATAGCAGCCGAAGGTTGCTGCCCAAGTTGGCCTGCTACTTGCCCTGCAAACTGCCCAGAGAGACCCATAAGTTGCTGATTAGGTCCTGCCCCTGCAATCCTTTGCTGACCTCCTGTCAGTGCAGCACTTGTTAAACCTTCTAAGCCAGTAGGCTGACCAATTTGACCCAGCTGCTGACTAAAGAGATTACCAACGCCTGCTCTCTGGAGAGCCATGGCAAGATCTTGTTGCCCTGCTCTTGTTAGTGCAGTGCCTGCTTGTCCTAAAGCTGCTGCCTGTAGAGGATCAAAAGCAGTAGTTCTAGTCGTAGCCTGTGGTATTAACCCCTGTGCACCTGCTTGTAAACTTGTTGCTAATGCTTGTTCTTCAGGAGACAACGCCATGTTGTACGTAAACTGACCCGTTGTTGGGTCCTGGGTCATACCAAACTGACCGCCAGTAGCAGAAGTTACCGTATAAGGTTGAAACTGAAGCATCCCTGACAGTTCTTGGGCTAGTCCAGGCGTAACAAGATTCCCCTGCTCGTCCCTAATACCGGACAAAGCTTGATAACCTGTTTGGCCTATGCTTCCAATGTCTTCATAGCCTTTTGTAGCTAAAGCAAGACCAGCGGTCCCTAGACCTAAAGCACCTGTTGTTGCTGCTAAATCACCAGCATCATCCCAAAAATGCCACCATTCGTGAGCCATTAGTACGTCCCTCCGTCAATCGTGCCTGTTGACAACGTACCAGTAAACGAAATACCCGCCATGGTTACAGTCCCAGTAAACGTGGGGCTTGCTGTGTCTGCTTTAGTTGCAATCGACGTAGCAATGTTGTCAAACTCAGTTTCAAACTCAGTCCCTCTGATGATTTTGTTAGTATCGCCAGAAGACAAAGAGTCCTTGGCAGCAAAATCAGTAAGTTTAGTGTAGTTGCTCATATTGTTTTACCTACCAGCGCAAGTATGTTTATTTCCTGTAAAGATAATTGTCCACCATTAATGTCTGCTTCTAGGCCAATACTTAAAGTATTTCCACTGCCGTTTGTGTTGATCGCTTCTTTTGACGTTAGGACACCACTTGAAAACTGACCAACATTGTACTCGTCTACACCAAACTCAGCCGTTGCTTGGCTACTAAGTGTAATAAAAGCTGAGTTGTAAGCAGAACCAAAGTCATAGTCCCACTTAAACAAAATATTAAGACCACTGCCGCCTACAATCGTAGGTCTGATTTTTTTGAGGAACTTAAGCCTAGAAGGGTCACCAAAGGATAACTCAGGACTAAAGTACTTAAACGGATACGAACTACCGTTGTCCTGGTAACCTGTGTACCTACCTAAGCCGCTAACACTGCCAATAAGTAAGTCACCGTTGTCTCTGCTTTCGTAGCACTTAAAGATAGTTCCAGGCCATCGTGTTACTCTGTACGCACCATTTTCCATTGTGCCCCTAACGTCAAAGCAGTAAGTCATGCTTTGGTTGTTAAAAGTTAGCAAGTAGAAGTTTTCTTCTGGGTGGTACACTGTTTTGTACAGCTCGTTAGCTTCGTTAATCAGTTGTATAATATCTTTGGTAATCGTAGAAGACAGAGTAGTCAAAGGCATTGACTTTTCTTGCACCGTCCTACCAAAACTCTTAAGTCCAGTCTGGGACAGGAACAAAACGTCAGAACCAGTGTACTGAACTGTGTCCCTACCTACGCAACCAATGCCAGCTACTGTGTCTACTAGAGACATTGTTGCAGGGGCATCAGCGCCACCATAAACTACAATACTACGCTTACCAAAAATAATCAAAAGGTTGTTATGTGCAGCTAGAGCTACAATTTCGTCAAAACCGTCAGGCCAAACTTTAGAAATGTCAATAGATCCTGACGTACCGCCGGACCAGTCATGTCCAATCAAAAGGTCAGTCCAATAGATCGTTGACTTGTCCAAAGCAAAGTCAGCAGTCCACAAACGTCCATACGCAGCTAACACTTCGTTGCCGTATATGCTTGAGGTTACGCCAGCTGCTCCTGCTACAGTACTAAGCTTAGCTACAACGTCGGACGTACTGTCATACACCAAAGGCTCGTACCCACGCTGAAAGAAGTAAATCTTGTCATTAAAGTTTACCATCTTCCAATCGTCAGAAGTAATCGTGTAGGCGCTTGGCGTTTCGTCTACAAGAGTCGTTGTACCGCCAAGGATCTTATTGTTACCTACCGAAAAGATCTTAATATTACCTACGTCGTCTCTAAACTCCTTAATGGCACGTATAGGGTTAGACCCAAGTGAAGCACCTGTTTGAGTAGAGGAGTACGTAGCAGTTGTTGCAGAAGTGCCTCCAGTAAGCGTCTCAGACGCACTGAAGGTCCCTGACCTTGTGTCCTGAATAAGTAACACAGTGCCGTTGTACACTTCTGTAATCGTTGCTGTAGCGCCTGACGTGCCTCCTGTAATCGTTTCGCCTACTTCAAACCCTGTGGTGTCGTCTACTACAACGTACTCATACGTAGCTTGTGTAAGCAGGCTGTAGCCTTTACGTGCAGCAATACGCCCACGCTTGTCAATTACTGCGTTGTCAGCAACTTCAGCAAAAGACGGATCTTGTGCCAGCGGAGAGTCTTCAGTATTGATGCCTTTGAACGCTGGTGCTACAAGATTAATGCTTTTGAGTTCCTGTGCCATACAAATGCGCCTTAAGGTGTATAGAAGATAACTTCTTCTGGGTGTCTACTAGCGTCCTGTGCAATAGCGTCGGACAAGTACCCGTTAGCAATCTGGAAGTACTCAGCAGCTGACGTGCCTCCAGTTTCACCACGCTCTCGTGCTGCCAGTGCTACCGCAAGGTGAACTACGGGCATCGAAGGGATAATCAACTGGCTGTCATCAGCACTTAAGTCAGGATTACGTAACACACAGTTAAACCTGATGGTGTACACACCGTCTGGCTTTGGGTACAAGTCAATCAGAGTATCTCCATCAGAGTCAACACCATTATACGTGTAGTACCGTGGTGAGCCTGACAAAGGATCCTGAAGCATGTACTGATCGTCAAACCATTTAGCTGTCTGGTAGTCCATGACAACATTAGACGTGTCGTTGTACACGTTAAGTTCTTTAATGCTGTTCTGGCTACCCGTAAGTGAGTAGTTGAAGATGTCAGCAGTAGTAGTTACCGTAAGAGTAGTCCTGAGACCTGACCAGTCCCAAGCGTTCTCTACAAGATTCTTAGCGTCATTAACGATGTCACCAATGAGCTTGCTGTACGATGTGGACTGTACAGAGGTAACTTCTGTTTCCCGAAGCCTCCTCAGCACGTTGTTGACTAGCTGTAAATAAGTCATTAGATTAATCCTTTAAACATGCTGTTTTCACCAATAATTCTATTGAGTTCTGCCATGTAGTCTTTAGGTTGGTACGCTACTTCTACAAAACCAGGAAGCTGTGGGCTGATTGCACCACCTTTGTACGGAGTAAATGCGGCTTGCCCAAGCATACCTTTTGGTTTGGTTACGGGTTCTACACCAGGCGTGCCGTCACCACCGTCGCCTTCTCCAGTACCGTCACCTGGGCCAGTGCCCGGACCAGTACCGTCGTCTTCTCCTCCGTCTTGATCTCCAGAACCGTCTCCTGGATCAACTACAATAGGATCTGGAGTTTCCTCACTGTCTCCTCCGGTACTATCGCCATCATCTTCAGTTCCGTCAGTGTTTGGATCAGTTGAATTAGCGTCAGAGTCGTCCGGCACCCCATCATTATCGTCATCAGTGTCAGAATTGTCACCTATGCCGTCATCATCAGTGTCTACTGATTCTGTAGGGTCATCTGGAAGATCGTCATTTTCATCAGGTACGTTGTCGCCGTCAGTATCTACTGTAGTGTCAGTTGTTTGTGTTGTTCCGTCTCCGGTCTCAGGAAACACGTCTACAAAAATATCAACACCTTCTTCTTCAACGGTTTGGTCTTCAGGCTCATAGGGATCACCTGAGCCAACAATGTCTCCAGTGTCTCCTACGTCAAAAACTTCTGGGTTATTTGGGTCCCATGTTGGATCTGTTGCTGTCCTAAGCCAAACACTGTCATCTTCGTACACATCTGAAGGTACGCTATAAGTCCCGTCCCCATTGTCTATAATAGAACCTTCGTCTATTAAGCCCCAATCAGGTAAAACCCAGCGTCCTTCTCCAATGTAAATCCAACCACCATTAGGAACTGCAAAAGGTCTGTCTTCTGTTCCTGTTGCTTCGTCAGCTAGTCCACCGCCTTGATCGTCTGTAGTAGACGTAAGGTCTGAGTCGCTGGTGCTAGAAATAGCATCTTCAATAGCGTCATCTACAGCTTCATCTGTGGTTTGATCTACAGCTTCATCTGTGGTTTGATCTACAGCTTCATCTGTGGTTTGATCTACAGCTTCATCTGTGGTTTGATCTACAGCTTCATCTGTGGTTTGATCTACAGCTTCATCTGTGGTTTCAACAGTAGACGTTTCGCCACCACCGCCACCGTCGTCTGTTTCAAATGTTACTTCTGGTTCAGTTACTTCATAACCAACGTCTTCTACTTCTACTTTTCCGTCTGTTTCTGGGTACGTAACGTCTGGCTGAAAGAAAGGATCACCGTCTTCTTCTACTTGTACAGTAGTATTTACGTTCGCATTAAAATCAGCTTCAAGCGTGTCTTGTATTTCAGACGTTGTTGTGTAGATCCTGTTTTCGTCACCAAAATACTCTGCTCTTTCTTCGGTTGTTGGTGCCCTTCCGAAAATTTCAGAGAAGATCCTATAAAATTCTTTAGTCGTTACTGTGTTTTCATTTATGTAATCTCTGACATTTTGGTCTCCCAGACGAGCATCGGAGGAATCACTGATGGCAAACTGCTCTAGTTCTTCGTTTGTATATTCATAACCAAACTGGTCAAAAATAGCAGCAGCTTGTTCTACCGTATAATTATTGAGCTGCCAATCTTGAACAACAAGAGACTCTGCGTCACTAACTGATCTACTGTCTAGTCCGTAGTCATCATAAACTCTGTCTATATAAGCATCATCATAAGTGTAGCCAGCGTCATCCAGAGCCTGTCTCATGGCGTCTTTAGTAATGTCCTCTTGACGCTGTATAAACTCAGGGTCTTCAGTAACTGTAGTGTCATAATCTATTTGTTCTAGTTCTCCAGTTGTTAATTCAGTGTCTCCAAATAAAGAAGGCTCTGGCTCTAAAGAGACTATTTCTTCTTGAACGACTGTTTTATCTGGAAGTGTTTGAGTTTGTGGAGTTGCTCCTAATTTATCTTCCATAGCTGCTTGAGCAGCGTCTATTTCTTCTTGTGTTACTACGTCTTCTGGAGTCTGCTGCAAAACATTTATAAGTTCTTCTTCGTTTTGCCATGTGCCTGAGTTTGCTAAATCAATAGCAGTATTAATGAAGTCCTCTAGAGTATTTGGATCATCTTCACCTAACTCTATTTGTTCTTGGATACCTGTTGTTAAGTAGTCAGTAAAAGCACTCGTAAGAGCAGCAGAGCCTTCTAACGCCGGAACAGCGGTAGTTAAAGCAGCGTTGATAAAAGGAGCCAACGCTTGTCCTACACCCCAAGTAAGGGCACCTATAACAATACCTTCAAAAACTTTTTCAAAAGTAGAGTCTTCTCTTATTCTAAGTGTAGAATGTCCCCAATCTCCTAAACCAATAGAAGGATCATCAGAATATACTTGCTCCCAGTCTCCTAAATCAATCCCAAGAACATCTAAAAGGTCTCTACCACCTCCAAAGTTATTAGTATAGATAAAGTTAAAAGCACCTAAGTCTCTAAGCTCTACGCTTTTACCGTCAGGAGCAATCCTAAAAATATCTTCACCCCAATCAGAAGAGTTATCTAAGATATGTTTTCCGACTACAAGAGCAAGCTGCCCTAATGCTGTTGTTCCTGTTCTGCGTCCTGTTCTTTGTAAAGTATCAAAACCAGCTTCTACAAACTGATCATAAACTAAATTAGCGTGTTCTAAATAGTCTTGAAAACTAGGACTTTCTTGTATAAGATATTGATTAAGTCCCGTTATATTTCTGTCATAACCTCTTCTTTGCGCCATTACTGCTTGACGCTGGGCTAAAGTTATTCGGTCTCCTTCTTCTAAACCGTATCTTGCTCTGACTTCAGAAGCAAGGTCCATTCCAGCATACTCATGGCCTTCAGGCCAAAAAGAACTAGACTGCCGCCATTCTCGTACTGTGCCTTCCCAGCTTGATGGCATGGACGTAAGAATACCATCTGTCTCATAAACAGACCAAATGTCAAAACCTTCCTGAGTATCGTGTGGCATTACTTAGATACTCCCGCTTTCTTCTCATAAGTCCTGAGCGTCCCAAGACCCAACATGCCCATCAACACGGGCATCATGGTTGCAGTGTCAATCAGAGGTATCTTCACAGGTATCTCCAGTAGCGCAAGAACAAAGTTAGAAAACGGTATTACCATGAAGTTCCCTGCCATCCCAAGTACACACACCCACCCAACAGCAGGCCGCCAGCCACTAACAAAGATAGACCTATGTTGTGCCTCAGCCTTGTTGACGTCCAGTTGTGCACGAGAAAGCTCCAGAGCGTGCTTCTGAGCCATTGTAGCAACTTCATGAGCTAGTTTTGCCTTTTGGTCCTTGTCCTCTATGAACTTGTCTAGGAGGCTCGTGACGGGTCCTATGAGCTTATCGATCATTAAACTTGTTCCATAGCTCAAACAGAGTTTTAATCTTGTCTTCCACGACGTCCATGCGGGACATCAGTTTACCTATGGACAACACGAGGACTACGAACCCAAGAAATATAGGCCATATTGCAGATATGAGTTCTACGTATTCCATTAGTCCTTACCATTGAACATCTTCTGTACTGTGTCTGACTCCCAGATTCTAATGCTGAGCCACACGATGGTCAGCAGAGACGCAACAGGAGGCAACCAGCCAGCCAGTGTTGCTACTGTTCCACCAACGGCAAGCCCGTCAACTAC